CCTTACCGGATAATCTTTATGTTGGGGGAAATTTGGAGTTAGATGGAATACCAATTCAATACTTAGGGAATAATATTCATGTTAAGGGAAATTTGGAGTTAGATGGAATACCAATTCAATACTTAGGGAATAATATTCATGTTGGGGGAAATTTGTATTTATATGGAACACAAATTCAATCCTTAGGGGATAATCTTCATGTTGGGGGAAATTTGGATTTATATGGAACACCAATTCAATCCTTACCGGATAATCTTCGTGTTGGGGGATGGTTGGATTTAAAAAGAGCACCAATTCAATCCTTACCGGATAATCTTCATGTTGGGGGAGATTTGTTTTTAAGTAAAACACCAATTCAATCCTTACCGAATAATCTTCATGTTGGGGGAAGTTTGTATTTACAAGGAACACCAATTCAATCCTTACCGGATAATCTTTATGTTGGGAGAAATTTGGATTTAAGAGGAACACCAATTCAATCCTTACCGGATAATCTTCGTGTTGGGGGAGATTTGTGGTTAAATGGAACACCAATTAAATCCTTAGGGGATAATCTTTATGTTGGGGGAAGTTTGTGGTTAAATGGAACACCAATTCAATACTTACCGGATAATCTTCATGTTGAGGGAAGTTTGGATTTAAGAGGAACACCAATTCAATCCTTACCGGATAATCTTCATGTTCCAAAAATTATTTTAATTAAAACCACGCCATTAAGTGATAATTATGAATTGGTTCAGACATATAGTGAAAAATATAAAATTAATAGTACTTTTTAATTATAAAAAATGGAAAAAAAAGTTCCAATAACTAGAATAGGAAAATTTTTTGGAGGTGAAGATTTCGCTTTAGATATTTCTATGGGTGAAGAATGGTTAGTAGGTGATATGAATTTTAAGTTAATTCTTTATAGAATAGATAAATATAAAACAAAAAATGATGATGTTTATGGTGAAGCGGTAAAAGATGGAATAAAATTTTTACCGCCAATTGAATTTAATGCGTATGTTAAAGTTGTTCAGCCAGAAAATAAATTTCTTGGTCAGTCGATGGTATCACAAACCGAACCGGGTAATATGACGTTTTCTGTTTATCAAAAAACACTAGATGAACTTGGAATTGAAATTAATTTTGGTGATTATATTGGTTATTATGAAACCGAAACCAGAGTTAGATACTATACAGTTAATAATGATGGTCGTATTGTATCTGATAATAAACATACATATGGTGGATATAAGCCGTTTTATAGGACTTATGTTGCGTCACCAGTAACAAATAATGAATTTAGAGGACTATAATGGGTTTACCAAAAAAAATAAAAAAAGATTTAAACCTTACGCCAGAAAAAATTCTTCTTGAGAGAAGAGAAGAGTTATTGGAATATATTAATGAGGATGGAACTTATTTACCAAAATCAATTTTACATGCTGATTTAGATAGAGGGTTTTTAGATTTTGTTAAAGATAAACTCAGAACCGTTGTTGAGGGAAAAGAAGTTCCAATGATTGATGTTATCATTACAACACAAAATTGGGCGCAGTTTACCGAAACTTGGAAATTCCAAAATATGGATGATAATCCGGAACCTCCGTTCATTACTGTTGTTAGAAAAAAGGAAACAAAATTTGGAACAAATCCCGCATTAAAATATAACATACCAAATAGAAGACAATATTTTTACGCTGCGGTACCAACATGGACTGGAACAAGAAAGGGGGTTGATATATACACAATACCCCAACCAATTCCCGTCGATATTAATTACAGCATAAAAATAGTTTGTAATAGGATGAGGGAATTAAATGAATTTAATAAAAATGTTTTAAGAGAGTTTGCATCCAGACAAGCATATACAACAGTTAAAGGTCATTATATCCCAATTATAATGGATAATATTAGTGATGAATCGGTTAATGAATTAGAGAAAAGAAGATATTATATGCAAAATTATGATTTTACTTTATTGGGTTTCTTAATAGATGAAGATGAATTTGAGGTAAAACCAGCAATTTCTAGATCACTTGCTCTAATTGAAACGGATAGTTCGTTACCCAAAAAATCTAATGGTAAAATAAATCAAAGACTTGATTATGGTAATCAAATGATTTTTAATAGTGGTGTTACTGAATTAACACAAGTTTTCTATTCTCAAACTAATATATCATTACAACAAACATCAAATGTTGATTCATATGATGTTTATATAAATAATGATTTATATGGTAGTGATATTCAAAAATTATTATTAAATAGTGGTGATGTTTTAAGAATTGTCATCACAAAAACAGACAACGGACAAAAAGGAATAATTAATTTTCAAACTGAAATTAACTATTCACCGTAAACATCTTTTTTTTCTTTACACTTTTCAATAATTAAAGATTCCAAAAATTTATAAATTTTGTAACCTTTTTTATCGCAATATCTTTTTAAGATATCGTGTACTTCTGGGTCAATTTTTAAGTTTTTAATTTTTTTGTTATTTGGCATGGTAGAAAAAAGGAAGAATTTTTTCTTCCCATATTATAAATATATTGACTTTTTGCTGATTTTTAATAAAAACGTAGATATTTATTGAAAAATAAATTAAAAAGAAAATTTTAAAAAATGGCAACATCCAATAAAGTCTTTGTATCTCCGGGGGTTTACACTTCAGAGCGAGACTTAAGTTTTGTGGCACAAAGTGTAGGTGTCACAACCTTAGGTATTGCTGGTGAAACTCAAAAAGGTCCGGCTTTCGAACCTATATTCATCACAAGTTACGATGAATTTGAAACTTATTTTGGTGGAACATCACCAGAAAAGTTTATAAACACACAAATTCCAAAATATGAAGCTGCTTACATAGCAAAATCTTATTTACAGCAATCAAACCAATTGTTTGTATCAAGAATTCTTGGTCTTTCTGGTTATGATGCTGGTCCTTCATGGTCAATTAAGATTAATGCTAATATGAATCCAGCAACGGTTTCATTATCTAGCTGCACAACTTATTGCTCCGCTGGTGAATATTTAACAAGCGGTTGCACCGTAGAAGCACCAATTACATTTACAATTAATTTTACAGGTAATACTTGTTCACTTAGCAGTATTGTAATTAGTGGTGATTCAAATTACAACAGCATTATTGGTCAATATGCTACAAGTGAATATGAGCAGTTTAATGGAAGTATTTCAACATTAGAAGAAGATTTAAAAGAGCAAATCTTTGGTGTTATGAGTTCAACCGGTACAAGCGGAAGCTCAGTTTATTACTTCGGTTCTATTCCCGCTTCAGCAACAACTGTATCACCCTTAAGTGCTTACACAGCATCAACAAATGCGGTTAACGTATTTAGTGTAGCTGACCCGGTTAGCTTGAATCAATTAACATCAAGATTAAACGATTCTTGGTACTTTGCAACATTCAATCAATTTGCACCTAATGTAACGGTACTACCTAACGGTGAATCGGTAACACCTAACTACTCAGGTATTTCATTCTATAGTGTTGTTAATAGTTTAGTGTTCTCAGGTCAGGTATGTACAACAGCATCTACGTCAACTACAACATCGACAACAACAGATCCTTGCGCTGCTCCAGTACCCTCACAAACACCTGTTGCTCCGGTGGTTACATGCTGCAATTACTTTACAGGAACATTAACGGGTACAATTTACACATTATTTGGTAAACAATTTAATGATTACCAAGATTTGGTTGTTGCAACTCTAAGATCTAGAGGTGTTGTTGATTATGTGTCAAGTAATGGACCTGTTTATGAAATCTCAACATTAAATTATGTTGGTCTCGATTGTACCACAGATTCTTATGAATTAGTACAAAAAAATCCTTTTATGTCATTTGCAATTACTGGTTTTACAGATGCGGGTCAATACTTTAACTTCAAAACCTCAATGAGTAACACCGATAAGAACTTCATTGATAGAGTTCTTGGTTCGGGTAACTTTAGCAAACCAAAAACCGAAGTTCCTTTATTTGTTGAAGAAAATTATTCAAACTTATTAACTTATGGTTGGAATAAGGGTTATGTAAGAGGTTTACAATGTAACTTATTGGCTTTAGATAGTGCGAGAAGTAATGATGGAAATTCTATCGGTTGGTATCTTGATAGATATCAAACACCAATTACTCCGTTTATTGTGTCTGAATTAAGAGGTAATAAAGTATTTAAGCTCTTTAAATTCCATAGTATTTCAGATGGTACAAATGCAAATACTGAAATTAAGATTTCAATCGCTAATATTTCATTTGCAAATGGAACATTTGATATCTTGGTAAGAGATTATAATGATACTGATCAAAATCCGGTTGTAATTGAGAAGTTCTCAAACTGTAGCATGAATCCTTCTCTTAATAACTTCGTTGCTAAGAGAATTGGTACTGTTGATGGGGAATATGAACTTAAGTCAAAGTATGTTATGGTTGAATTAAGTGATGAATATCCTACTGATGCATTACCTTGCGGTTTCGAGGGTTACTTAATGAGAGAATATGATAATGAAACATCTCCGTTCGTTGTCTACAAAACAAAATATGATTTTCCGGGTGAAGTTATCTACAATCCTCCATTTGGTACATTAGCTGGTGCTGAAGATTCAATCACAAGTAGCGGCGATAGAGTAAGAAATACTTACTTAGGTATTTCTTCAGAAATTCCGGTTGATTCAGATTTCTTCTACTACAAAGGTAAGAAAAATGTTTCATCAGTTGAGCTTTGCACAAGTGAAACATCAGATTCTTGGTTGTATTTAACAAAAGGTTTCCACATGGATTCTGGTGCTAGCGTTGTAAAGATTTCTTCTGATTATGTAACATCAGGTAAACCTGCGTTTGATGTTGGTGTAACTTCATTCAGGAGTGAACCCACATCAGCAAATAATCCTTACTACAAATTACAATCTCGTAAGTTTACTCTCTACTTACAAAATGGTTTCGACGGTTGGGACATTTATACAGAATCAAGAACAAATACTGATAGATTCCAATTAGGTGGTTCCGGTTACCAAAATGGTGCTTGTCCTTCAGTTAGATATCCTGATGCAACCGGTGTTGGATTGTTAAAACAAATCTCTGTAAATGACACATTTACCGATTATGCTAACACTGACTTCTACGCTTACTTGTATGGTATCAGACAATTTGCAAATCCTGAAGCAACAACAATTAACGTTCTTGTAACTCCGGGTATTGATTTTGTAAATAACTTACAATTAATTGAGGATACAATTACAATGGTTGAACAAGAAAGAGCGGATTCACTTTATGTCATGACAACTCCTGACATGAATATGTTTGTTCCAACAGCTTCAGATCCTGCTGATTTCTACACACCAACAGATATTGTTGATCAGTTAGAAGCTGCAAATATTGACACAAACTACACAGCAACTTACTATCCTTGGATTCTTGTTAAGGACACGGTAAATAATACTCAGGTATATATTCCTTCTACGGGTGAAGTTTGCAGAAACTTCGCACTAACCGATAACATTGCATTCCCTTGGTTCGCAACCGCTGGTTACACAAGAGGTATCGTAAATTCTGTTAAAGCAAGAAAGAAGCTCACTCAAGAGGATAGAGACACCTTGTATCAGGGTAGAATTAACCCGATTGCAACCTTCAGCGATGTTGGTACTGTAATTTGGGGTAATAAGACTCTACAAGTTGCTGAATCCGCTCTTGATAGAATCAACGTTAGAAGATTGTTGTTACAAACAAGAAAGTTAATTTCTGCTGTAGCTGTTAGATTGTTATTCGAACAAAATGATAGTAAGGTAAGACAAGACTTCTTGGATGCTGTTAATCCGATACTTGATTCGATTAGAAGAGATAGGGGTCTATACGACTTCAGAGTAACGCTCTCATCAAGTCCTGAGGATTTAGATAGAAATCAATTAGTTGGTAAAATTTACATTAAACCAACAAAGTCGCTTGAGATAATTGATTTGGAATTCTTAATTACACCTACTGGTGCAAGTTTCGAAAATATCTAAAATAAAATAACTAAGAAAAAACCCCCTTCAGAAATGAGTGGGGGTTTTTTATTTTCATATCTTTAACTTAAAAATATGTCTATAATCAACATCGCAAAATAGTGTAAATTTAATCCAAATTAAATTAAGTGAAATATACCAATACCAAGGTTGAATACCACTTGTTGTTTTGATATATGTACCCTTTTTAAACTCTAAACCAAGTTGTTTTGGTAATAGTCTAATAGTTATATCAGACCAAACTGATTTGACTCTAAATTTTAAATCAATATTAAAAATTTTCATTAACTAATAATTTTAACCTCACTTTCAGTTTCAATTACAACCCTAGCACCACAACTTAATAAAGGTTTAGCATCACAACCATGACCACCATAAATTATTTTGCTTGGACCAAGAATTTCAACTTCGTTACAATATGTATTTTTTTTACCTTGTTTAACTGTTATAACAGGTAAATCAGTCCCATTTGTTTTATTGGAACGAATATTGTGTTGGTTAACGTGAATTTTGGTTTTCATTCAATATCTTTTTGATAAAGTACCTCAACTTTTTCTATGGTTTCATCCAATAAATCAAAACAAGGTTCAGAAATAAGATTTTTTAGTATATTATCGTCATCTTTTAAATAACTACGTATAACTTCTAAATTATTCATTACATCCCACAATGGATGATTAATATCGTGTTTTTTTATATTATTCATCTTCTTCAGCAAGATTATTAAATTTTAATATTGTACCATCATTAAAATGAAGTTCTTTCGTACCTCTAAATGAATCATCAGTCCAAATAAAAGCTTTCATCGCAGAATTTGGATATTCACCATTTATTTTTTTATGTTGTTTTTTTAACTGAGTTATTTTAATCATTAAATCAGTGAAATCAATCATTAGATTTGAAAAATTTTCAGGGTTGATAATATCAACAAACTCCTCAATTGTTGATATTGTATATTGTTTTTCTTCCATCTTTTATAATTTATTAAATTTTTGTTACCGATTCAATATAATACATAATTCCATTTATACCACCACCGGTTCTCGCATCAAATTTCATAAAATCAGAACATATAATTACATTATATTTTTCACCAGTATTTTCATCATATTTAACTAAAATATCTTTAATTTTTTCATCACCTTCGGAACTAGCACCAAGTGATGAGTATGAACCAATATATACGGTATCACCAATAGTTAAATCTTTTAAATCTTTCATTTTTTCTTCTCTTTTTATATATTCCTCTTCTATTTTTTCATTAAGAGATGTGTATCGGTCAAGAATATATTCAGTTTCTAAATTTTTATAAAATTTCTCCCAAGCTAATTGAATTTGTTGTATTTTTCTACCACAAACACCACAACAATCACCTTCAGATTCCAAATCCATAAAATCTGAAATATATTGACATTCCTCGCAATCCCATTTTGGTGAATCTAATTTATTTGTATTCATTTTCAATTCTTATTTCGTTTATCGCTAAATTAAGATAAAAATGCGACTTTTCCAAACATTCTGTTAAAGTTTCAGATGAACCACCATATAATTCACCATAATTAGCATCTGGTTGACATATTGACCAGTACCATCTAAATCCATTTGATGGGTGTGGTTTATCTATTATTGTTTCTAATAACATTATTGTATTATGTTAATTGGGTCATATAAAATAACTTTTTCATAATTCACACCAACATATAACATATCTTCTGATATTTTTTTATTATCAGCCCCATACCTATATGTATATTTACACACATAACCTAAATTTTTGTGATTATGTATTTTTGTTTTTGGTTGTGTTATTTCAACTATAAGTTTACTGCGCTCTTGAAGTTTATTATCAAACTGTATAGATAGGTGTTCTAATTGTTTTTCAATAAATCTATCAAACCACCGTTCTTCCACGGTGTATCGTAAATTAACATAACCATCAATATAATCGGGTTCATAAATAACATAAATATATTTCATTTTTTTTAATTAATTAAAAAGGTAAATCTTCATCAAATTCATTCGGTACACTACTATTCTTATAACCCATTTCTTCCATCCTTTTAAAATCTTCATCAATAAAATCTTTCCAAGGTTGGTTAAGTTCAGTTAATAATTTTAATATCATTTCTAAATCATATTCACTTAAAAAACCGCCTCTTCTTGGTGCATCATAATAAAAGAAACCATCCTCAAGCATCTGAAACTCACCAACATAGGCGCTTTCATTAAAATAAATCTTATAGTGAGTTGGTTCTTCCTCCTTATTCGGTATTAGTTTAAATTTTTCTTTCATTTTAATATCCAAATGCTTCAATTGTATGTTTAAATGGATTACCTTCGATATTTTTAACTAAGTCCAGCATTTCTTGTGTAAGTTCTCTTACTTCAACCTGAGCATGTTCGCTATTGCGTAGTTGTTGGAAGTGTGCAAAACTTCTCCAGTTAAACATAATATCCATTGTGATTTGTGAATTGAATGTTTTAAAGAATCTAGCAGACTCTTTTGCTCTTTTTCTACCTAAGATGGGTGTTAAATCAGACAAACATTCGTGATAGAGAGCGTTACCTAAATCAGTATAAGATTTTAATGCTTCAAACCAACTATTGATATTACCATCGTTATCATAAAAAAACTCATTGGCGTGACCCTGAGAAATTTCAATTCCTTTCCAATCTTTAGGTAGATACGTCTTATCTTCCTTCAACTCTTTATAACGAGCACTTTCACCATTAACACTTACACCTATTCGGTGCTTCAATACATGAATATGTGTTGCTTGATCGACTGTAACTAGAAAATGTAAGCTAGATTTTTCAAAAGGAGTGTGATGACCTTCTTTTGCTAACATTGTTAATAATTTAGGTACACGTTCTAATTTTTCAGGTGTCAATTCACGCGAGGTAGATGTCCACGCTGAACAAGCGTGTGTTAAATCATCACCATAGTAACCAAGTAATTCTACTTTATTGTTCATTTCTTATTAATAATTAATGTATTCATATACGCCCATTTTAAGAGTGAATTATAAAATGATTATATATGTTTAAAATTGTAAATTGCATTTCAAATTTTGGGCATGGTTTCATTTTCCACAAATCTAAGGAAAATTTTAGATTAAAAAAAGTTATACCATCAGAAAATGAACGATTTTTTGCTAATAGCTGCAAATCAATATATTTTCTTTTAAAGAATGAAATTTTTCCGTATATACATAAACCGTTTATTATTCTTGTTTTAATCATTTAATCGATATATTCAAATTCAGATTCAAGTAATTTAATTCTACTCCCATCATCAAGTTCTACCCATTTAAATCTAGAATCAAGATAATAATAACCTAACATACCATTATAATTTTTATGATTGTTAGTAATCTTAATTCGCTTTCTAAATGTATAAATTGGTTTATGATAAACTGATGTAATTTCCCACCCGTCTGGTGTTTTATCTCCAATTTTATAATCCATATTATTTAATTTTAAGTTTAGTAGGTTCCATGTTCAATTCTACCAATTTCGTTTATAATTTCTTCAGGTTTCATATCAATGACCCGACCACCATTTGCTTTAGAATACGGTGTCGTACTTAATAACCATTCATTAAGTTCTTTTTTATTACCGAATGTATCAATACCCATCTCAAGAATTTTTGGGTTTTGTTCTAAAAATACAGATGTTTCACTCATATCAAAATAACGTTTAATTTTTTTTATATCATTAGGATTAATAATCATTGAATCAAAATCACCATATCTTGATTTATATCCAAAAATATATTTTATTGCAACACCAATTCGTTTAAAAAAGTTACGATGTTGTTGTAAGTGCGGCATAAAATGAACATCATTAAATTCTTCATCATACCAAAATGCGTATGTATGTTCAAGTGAACCACATTCACAAATAAAAATTTCTGTTTTTTCCATATTATTTAATTTTATAACTTAAAAAGGACCAAAATCCCCATTCAATAACAACATACTCAAAGGTATCATTTTTTTCAAAAAAACCAATGGGTAACCAATAAAAAGGTCCACCTTCAAAAAAACATTCAATTTTAATCATTATGTGGGTCGGGTTTAAAAGTTATTCCTTCAATTAATTCATAATCACTTGTATCAACAACATCTTGTTTTGTTGCATCCTCATGTTTTCCCATCCATTCTTCATGATATACATTTAGACCAACGGTGATTTCTTTAATTCCGGTACAATAGTTATAACCACCTTCATATCCTTTAATAAAAACATGAAGTTCTGGATTAACTTTTGATAGTATTTCTATGAGTTCTTTTATTTTCATGTTTATATAAAATTATTAATTAATAAATACAATAACACCATCATACTAATAAAAAATGCAATTATAACATATGATGAAAAAATATAGTATTTTTTGTTTTGAATGTCAAATTTTGTTGGTAACCAAGCAATTAAAGTAAATAAAACAAACAAAAAAATTGTTATAATTGAAAATATTTGTATCATTGTATTAAATTTGATTACCGCAAAGCTAAAACTAAAATATCAAATTTCAAAATATTTATAGATATGAAACAAAAACTTTTTAAGTTAACCGAGCAAATGTCTGAGTTGGGTTCACCAATTTTAAAGTATTATGCTTTTGATTGGGATGATAACATCGTTAAAATGCCAACCAGAATTTATCTTATGGATAATAATGGAAATGAGGTTGGAATGACCACAGATGATTATGCAAAATATAGGTCAATGATTGGTAAAGAAGAATTTGAATACGGAGGAAAAACAATCGTTGGATTCGCTGATGATGCATTTAAGAATTTTAAAACATCTGGTGATAAAAATTTCTTAATTGATGCGATGCTTGCAAAACCCGGACCATCTTGGAATGATTTCGTTGAAAGCATAAATGGGGGATCAATATTTGCGATTATTACAGCGAGGGGACATTCACCTGAAATTTTAAAGCAGGGTGTTTATAATTATATTATTTCCGATTTCAACGGAATAGATAGAAAAGAATTGGTTAAAAATTTAAGAAAATATAGAAATATTTCAGATGAAAAAGATTTAAATGATATCGAACTAATAAGAGAGTATTTAAATCTATGTCGTTTTTATCCGGTAACTTATGGAAACGAAAATGAACTTAATCCTGAAAATGCTAAAGTTGTTGCATTAAAAGAATTTTCAAATTATGTGAAAGAAATGTCTGCGCAACTAAACCAAAAAGCATACTTAAAAAATGATGTTAAAAACTATTTTATTCCTGTAATTGGTTTTTCAGATGATGATTTAAAGAACATTTCAACAATAAAATCACATTTTAAAAACGAACCTGATATAAAAACTTATTATACTGGTACAGGTAAGAAAGAAAAATATTAATATAATATATTTATATAATAGAACTTCTATAGAGAGAATAATTTTTAAAAAACAAAAGTAAATAGAAAATTTTTTAAAAGTTATAGTATTTATAGATAAGAAATAAAAAAATTAAAAATTATAGAACATGGCAGACTTACTTATGAAAATGCCCTTACCTTATGAACCTAAAAGGAAGAATAGATTTATTTTACGTTTTCCATCTTCATTAGGTATTAATGAATGGTACGTTGAGTCAACAAAAAGACCTTCAATTAAAATTAATGCTGTTACTATTCCTTTTTTAAATACCGAAACTTATGTTGCTGGTAAATTCAATTGGGATACAATTAACGTAACATTTAGAGATCCTATTGGACCTTCAGCAGCGCAAGCTCTTATGGAGTGGGTTCGTTTACATGCAGAATCAGTCACAGGTAGAATGGGTTACGCAGCCGGTTACAAGAAAGATATTGACTTGGAACTCCTTGATCCTACGGGAGTTGTGGTTGAAAAATGGATTTTACAAGGGACGTTCTTATCTGGTGTTGATTTCCAAGATTTGAACTATGGTCAGGATGGTTTAGCAACAATTAATGCTACGCTTAGACCGGATCGTTGCATATTGGTATACTAAAAATTAAGTATATCCTTTACAACCAAAATTAAATTCCATATATTTATATGAAAAGTATAGATATATGGAATTTTCTTTTTTCACAACAGATAATAAATCGGGTTATAAAACAAGAGAAGGTTGGTTTTCTAAAAATCATCCAGAAGTTTATGATGAAATTATTAGTTATTCTTCTAAAATAGATTTAAACCTTTCTTTCAAAGAAAAAATTTGGTTTTATTTTAACCAATTATCTGAAAGACCAAAATGTGTAACATGTTCTAAAGAACTTAAATTTAGAGAACGATTCGATAATCCATACGGAGAATTTTGTTCATTAATTTGTATTAATACAAATAAAGATGAAATGCTTAAACGACAAAAAAATACCTTCAATGAAAAGTATGGAATTGATTTTTATCCTCAACACCAAGACTTTGTAAAGAAACAAAAACAAACAAAATTAGAACGTTATGGTGATGAAAATTTTGTTAATGCTGAAAAAATGCTAAAAACAAAATTATTAAAATATGGTAGAGAAAATATTAGTAACTCTAAAAAATATAAAGAAACATGTATTAAAAAATACGGTATAGATAATTTTGCAAAAACAACTGAATTTAAAAACAAAATTCATCAAAAATATAGAGATTTATATCCAAATTATAATATAATCAATATTGATGGTACACAATTAACTGTTTTTTGTGAAAAATGTGGTGATAATTATGAAATTCATAAACAAGTTTTTTATGAAAGAATTCGTGATAACAATATTGTCTGCACAAATTGTAATAAACTTGGTCAATGTTTCATTTCAAGCAAGGAACAAGAAATTAATGATTTTGTAAGAAGTTTAAATATTGAAACAATTCAAACATTTAAAACAAAAGACAAAACTGAAATCGACATTTTTGTACCATCAAAAAACTTAGGGATTGAGTTAAATGGTGTTTATTGGCACAACGAACTCTTTAAAGATAAGAATTTTCATTTAAGCAAAACAAAAAGTGCTGAAAATGATGGAATTGAATTGCTTCACATATTTGAGGATGAATGGAATGGTAAAAAAGAAATTGTTAAATCTATAATTAAAAATAGATTAGGATTAGTTGATGAAAAAATCTATGCTAGAAAATGTTACATAAAAGAATTAACCTCAAAGGTTACTAGTGATTTTTTAAATGAAAATCATATTCAAGGTGAAACTAAATCATTAGTAAAATTAGGTTTATTTAATGGTGAAAAATTAGTTTCAATTATGACCTTTTCAAAAGGTAGAATTATAATGGGTGGAAAAGACGATGAATGGGAGTTGGTTAGATTTTGTAATATTTTAAATACAAATGTTATCGGAGCGGCATCAAAATTATTAAATTATTTTATAAAAAACTATAATCCAAAGAAAATTGTGTCTTATTCAGATATTAGACTTTTTAATGGTAGTTTATATGAAAAAATAGGATTTACAAGAATATCACAATCACCACCAAGTTATTGGTATGTTATTAATGGTATTAGGCATTATCGTTTTAATTTTAGGAAATCCATTTTAATTAAAGAAGGTTTTGATTCAAATAAAACAGAACATCAAATAATGTTAGATAGGAGTATCTATAGAATTTATGACTGTGGTGCGATAAGATGGGAATTAAACTATTGATTAAAAAAAAATTATAATTATTTTTATGTTTAAACTATTATAATAATGGAAAATCTAGATGCTCAATACGGTCAAATGAATTTTAATTTACCTCACGATGTTGTATTATTACCGTCAAAAGGTATTTTTTATAAGAATAAGAAAAAGTCTGTTAAGGTTGGTTATTTGACCGCTGCGGATGAAAATATGTTGTTATCAACAAATAATAATGATTTGATTATTAACCTTCTACGTTCAAAAATTTATGAACCAGACTTAAGACCTGAAGATTTGCTAAACGGTGATATTGAAGCAATTCTAATCTTTTTAAGAAATACTTCATTTACTCCTGAATATAATATAACTGCTACAGATCCAAAAACAGGTAAAAAATTTGATAGCGTAATAGTTTTAGATTCATTAGAGTCAATCACACCTGAAGTAGAACCAGATGAAAATGGTTTATACACAACAACATTACCAAAATCAAATTCGGTTGTTAAATTAAAACCTTTAACATATCGAGAAAGAAATGAAATCGATAAAAATGCTGAAAATTATCCAAAGAATAGGACAGCGCCGATTGTAACGTGGAGACTACAAAAACAAATTGTTGAAATAAATGGTGATAGAGACCTTGGTAGTATTTCAAAAGCAATAGAAACTCTTCCAATTATGGATTCGAAATATATCAGAAATTTTATGTTAAGAAATGAACCAAGATTGGATTTAGAAAAAGAAATTGTTTGTCCTTCCGGAGAGAGGATAAATGTCCAAATTAATTTTGGACCGGAGTTTTTTCGTCCTTTCTTCTGAGTATAGAAAATCGTCACTTGACGAATATTATTATTTGGCGAAGTATTTGAATTTGGATTATAGTTCTTACTTATCCATGCCAATATTCATTCGACGTTATTTAATTGATAAATTGATTGAGGAATATACTAAAAAATAAAATAACTTCTATTTATTATAAAAAGTACCTCAATGGCAAGTCAAGATGATTTACTAAAAAGAATAGATGAGTTAGAAGAAGAAGTTGAAGTTCTTAAAACAAGATTACAACGCTCAGAAAGAAAAGCATCATTTGGTCGTTTAGGTGATGTAGGTCAAGATACTTCAAATCCATTTGAAGCTATTTCTTTAGGTATTAATAAAATTGCAGAAGGATTTATTAACTTAGATAAAATTACTTCAGGTGTTTTTGTCGATATTAGAAATGCGGCAACAAATGCTGCTGCTGAATTTGGCACTGGGTTAAAAAATTATGAAAGTATTAGTCAGGAAATTGCAAAATCAATACCAGATTTAACTAGACTTGGGTTTGAAGTATCACAAATTGGTGGTATGCAGGAAAAATTCACAGAAAAGATTCAAACAAATGTTGTTTTAAGTTCTGATGCATTAAAAAATATTGGTGTTTTAGATAAACTTGGGGCTAATGGCGCTGCTATAGCTGCAAGTTTTAGAGATTCAGCACAATCTGTTTCTGGTATGATTGATGAATTGGAAGTTGCTGGTCAAGTTGCTGGTGATTATGGTGTTAATGCTAGTAAGATTTTTGCGGATATTGAAAAAACAATGCAAACAACGAACCAATATAGGTTTGAAAATGGTGTTGAAGGTATTTCAAGAATGGCGGCACAGACAGCGATTATGGGAATTAGTTTTGAGAAAGTTGTTGAATTTGCGGATAGCGTAATGAACCCACAAGGTGCGATTGATGCTGTTGCAGCATTCCAAAGATTGGGCGTTACTGTTAGTGGATTACAAGATCCTTTTAAACTTATGTATATGGCTCAAAGTGATATGGAAGGTTTAACGGAGGAAATTGGTAAATCTGTTAGTAATTTAGGTACATTTAATAGAGAAACAGGTAAATTAGAAATTCCACCATCGGCTAGAATGCAGTTGAAAGAAATGGGAGACATTTTAAAACTTGGACCTGAACAAATGAATAAAATGGTAAGCCAGCAAGCTAAATTTAATGCAATGGCTGGCGATTTTGAAGGTCTTGGTGTCTCGGAAGAAGATAGAATGATGATTTCAAATTTAGCTGAGTTTAATAAAGAAACACAACAGTTCGAAGTAAAAGTTGGTGGTGAAACAAAAGCAGTAACATCATTAAGTGATGAAGATATTAAAATATTACAACAAAGACCGGAATCTTTAGAAGAAGCGGCATTTCAGCAACTTGATTACGTGAGTTCTATAAATAACAATGTTGCTGCAATGTTAAAAACTCCCGGAGCAGCGGTTGCTGCGACAAAAGCTCAGTTAGATACTGAGCGATTAGCTAGGGGAATGTTTGAGTCGGGCGGGGAAGTTATTACAAAAGCATTTAAAGATGCTAAAATTAGAGAAGAAGTTGATAGATTTACAAAAGAATTTGGCGGGTCATTAGATGATGTTGTAAATGCATTAAAATCTGGTAATGTGGAAGAAATTAAAAAAGTGTTCGGAAATCTTTCTTCTATTGGAGAAATTGGGTTTGAAGATGCCTTTAATAGATTCCAAAGTAGTTTTAGCGAAGGATTATCCAAAATACCTGAAAATTTAAGCGAAGTGTTAGGTGATAAAAATATTTATATGGGACTAAGTGGTGTTATAAAGGAGGTTGTTAATGAATTTGGTGCTAAAATTAAAGAAACGTTTAATACTTCTATTAACGAAACAACACAATCCCCAATACCAAATCAACCATCCCCCCAAGCAGGAATAACACAAGCAGCAGAAAATCAAATACAAAGTGTTGGAGTAACTGGGTCACAAGCAACCCCCTCTAGTGAAGTTCCCGCTGAAGATTTCGTAATTAGAACATTACCAGAAGATACAATAAAAGTTGTCGGTGGAACAAATCTCCCCCCCGGTGGTGCAGATATAACAAATATTCTAAATAATCAAACAAATAATACTCAAGCATTAACCTCAGTACAACCTGTTTTAAACAGAGATTTAGCAAACTTAGAAACACCAAGAACCGCTGAAAATAATAGGATTGAAGAAAAGGAATTAAGAGTAAAATTTGACCCATTTATTGTTAAATTAGAAGGTGATGGAAAATCAATAGAGATGGCGTTACAAGATAATGTTGTTAGAGATAAAATAATCGACATGGTTGGTAAAGCTATGACATCTGACTACAACACAATGGGTAGACCAATATTAGGTGGTCGTGCATAAAATTTTAAAACTCATCTATTTATTGAGAAAGTGATAATATGCCAAGTCAATTAACATTTGAAGCTACTGAATTTTTAAGAAATAAGTTGTTGAATAGAAATTTACCTTCCTATAATAAAGAAGGTCAATTTTCTTCTCCACCTCCCCCAAATGCTTATGAATATCAGCAAAATGATTTTAATGTTATTGATTCACCTGATAATTTAATCGACGATGGTATTTTAATTAGTGGACAATACGCTTCAAATAAATACGGTCCAGATGGTGGTTATACAACGGATATAGCATCAATAGGTACTGTTAGCATTGGTTCAAATGAGGGACCGTATGGTAACAATGATGCTGACCTATTAGAATTTAGCAAAAGTTTTCTATCTAACTTAGGTCTTAATAACATATATTCACCAGTTGCTGGTGTGGTCGGTGAGAATTATAATTTTGTTTATACAACAGATGTTAAATTTCCCCAACCATCACCTAAGTGGTTATATTCACCTTATTTACCTTATTGGGATCCCCCTAGTTTTAGACCATCATTTTATTCACCATTTGAATTATTTATAAATCCGTTCCCTGTTGGGAATAATGGTTCTTTAAGTGATGATTCAGTTTTAGCACAAAATAGTGCTAATTCATTCAGAACCATGATGCAATATCGAGTACAACAAAATTTATATACCGAAACAATCGGTAGATTGAATTTTATTGATGCTCTTAGCGATCCGACAGATTGGATTGCAATTTTAAATGGTAATGTACCTTTAATTGAAAGAAATTATCAAATTACCGTACCACAGAGTTTACTTGGAAGGGGTGCGGATTTCTTAGCTAGATTACAAGGGTTATATTATCCAGCTTCAACAATTCCGGGTGATTATTTTGAAGAAGCTAATAGAACAGAAAACAACAATACGACATTTATTGGTCGAACAATAGATTATATTGGTGGTTTATTTGGATTGGGCGGTAGAAGAGGTAGAACACCTTCTCAGTTATTTTTGGATAACACTAGTGCTGGACAAAAGAAACAATTATCAAATAACTTAGAATTTAATAAGTATAGACCTTTTTATGTAACAAATTCAGCACAAAATCCTGTTGGTTTTGTATCGAGATTGTTGGGTATTCAGTTTCCCGCTGGAAATTATTATGTTGGAAGTCAGGATAGAGACCCAAGCTATATTTCATCACCTCCGGGTCAAATTCCGTTGGATTCAAGTGGAAAACAAATTGATGCGTTGGTTTATGGTCCCGAATTATTAGCTAAAGATTTTGAAGGTACCGATAATAATTTAAAAATTGGTTTAGCTGGTAAAACGGTTATTGATAGTGGTGGAATTAATGGTGGTATGTCTTGGAACTCACAAAAATTCAGCGGTAATGCTGGATTTAAAGTTGGTCCCGGTGGTGATATTGTTAAAAATGATGATGAATTTAATGCGATAAGTTCACAATATGAATCAACAAAATCAACAAATTATGATTTTAAAGAGGGAAGCATTCTTTATAATACACAAAAACTAATTGATTCACAACCACCTAATGCGAATAGATATTCACATGCTGGTAATGCTATTGACCAAGTTTCAAAAATATTTAATGATGGTTATAAAGAAATAACAAAAGGTTCAAAAGTAATCAGTTATATTAACGAAAATGGAATTGAAAAGGGTCAAGAATATTGCAGAATCTTTACCAAAGATACACCATATTTAACGTATGCTGATTTACAAAAGACCGATGGTAATATTAGAAAGTTTGAAAATTCAGTATTAAATAATACGTTTAATTTGAATATTGCACCATTTAAAGGTAATGGTAGTACCAATATTTTAAATGATTCTTCAGCAAATGCTAATGATGGTAAAGTTAAAAAATATATGTTCTCACTTGAGAATTTAGCTTGGAGAACATCATCAAAACCCGGTTTTAGAGTTCAAGATTTACCAATTTGCGAAAGAGGACCGAATGGTGGAAGAATAATGTGGTTTCCACCATATGAATTAACTTTTAATGAAGATTCAAGACCAGATTTTGCAACTCACGTATTCTTGGGTAGACCTGAACCGATTTATACGTACAAAAGTACATCAAGAAGTGGTTCTTTAAGTTGGAAAATAATTGTTGACCATCCATCTGTACTTAACGTTATAACAAATAAAGTTTTAAGCAAAGAAACTAGTAAGGAAAAAGTTAATTCAATTATTGATTCATTTTTTGCTGGTTGTAAAAAGTATGATCTTTATGAATTAGCTGCGAAATACCCATCAATCCCAATTTCTGAATTAGAACTTTTACAAAATGTAATTAATAATCCGAATTCTTCGGAAGAAGATGTTCGTGAAGCATATCGACAAAATACGGTAACTGATGCTGGAGCACAAGACCCCTCAAGTACATCAACAAGTGGGTCAATTGATAGTTTTAATGAAACGATGTTTTATTTCCCTGTATTAGATAACTCACAAGGGGTTTTAGCTAATACTAGTTATGAAATTTATTATAATGAGTATATTACGCAGAAGCAAAATAATTACGTATCAGATAATTTAGCAAAAACTTTTATTGAAACTGAAGTTGAGCCAACACTAAATAACCTTGATAGTTTAATAGAGACGGTATATGACGCAATAAAAAATAAAGGTGTCAGTGTTGTTAAATTAAATTTTGAAGCTTCTATATACCCACCAAATCGTTCATTAGATATTAGTTCTGAACAGATTGCTGGTTCAACACCCTCAAACAAAGTTAGTACAATTAAAACTTATTTAACTCAAAGAGTTTTACCATCAGGTAATGAGGAAAAAACCTTAAGAGATTATATAAATAATAATAAAGTAATTATTACAACATTATCAAGTCTTTCAGATATTGCATCAACTAATACCAACAGTTTTAATTGCTTAAATCCTGAGGAACCACAAACTGAAACTAATAAAATGGCGTGTAATAGTATTAGAATTAAAAGTATTATTACGGAAATAACACCGGAATCAAATACTGTTACTGAAAATGAAACACCAGTAGCACAACCCGCAACAACACAACAACCAACATTATCTGAGCAATCAATAACAGGTATTTCAAAAAGATTATTGAGAAATCTTCTTTCAGAATGTGATTATTTCGAAATGATAAAAGAAGATGACCCAATGTTGTATGACTCAATAAGTCAGAAAATTAAATATTTCCAACCAGCATTTCATAGTATAACACCTGAGGGATTAAATTCTAGATTAACATTTTTGCAACAATGTATGAGACCCGGAGAAACAATCCCAACTATTGGTGCTGACGGTCAACCAAAAACAACTGACGCATTAAATACATCATTTGGTGCTCCACCTGTTCTTGTTTTACGAGTTGGAGATTTCTTTAATACTAAAATAATACCAACTAGTTTAAGTTTAAAATATGAAAATTTAGATATTAATCCAGAAGGCATTGGTGTCCAACCCATGATTGCGACAGTTACCATGAGCTTTAATTTTATTGGTGGTCATGGACTAAGAGAACCTGTACAAAGATTGCAGAATGCGTTATCATTCAATTATTATGCGAATACTGAAATGTATGATGAAAGAGCGATTGCAACCGAAGATACGAAAAAATTTGACCGTCAAGTTCTTGATGCGATATTAGCTCAGGTTGAACCACCAAAAGCAACAGTTAATAATATAACGAATAATGGTGGTAATACAATTGGAGAAATAATTAATAGCGTTCAAACAAGTACTAGTGAGACGGGTACTACTAGCTATATTAAGATTATGGACACATTAATTTCAGAGTCTCAAACATATTTTAATGCAACTATAAATGGATTTGAAGGAATAATTAATAATTATAATTATGGAATTCTACAATTGATTTCTGATAATAGAAAATATACCACAGGTAATTTTGGAGCGACTAATGTGGAAATTGTTGGTAAATCAAATAAAATACAAGATAATATTGATAAATTATTTAAATCGGTCATTTCTGATATTAAAAATGAAAATAATCCCGTTTTTAATAGTTTTAGTGCTTACACAACTAATGCCGAAAAAAGAATATTTAAGAGAAATTATGAAAATTATTTGAATGAGTTAAGAAATTCATTTACCGATAATTTAAATAACACAATTAATGATTTAACCACAGCACAAGAAAATTTAATTTTTACCGTTGAAAAAATTAATTATTTAATTGATGAAAAGGCTGATGGATTAATACAGGGAAATGGTGATGTTAAAATATATAAACTAGCATCAAATAATGAGAAATTTATTATAATGGTTAAAGATTATGGAATTATTGCAACATCAGCAAATACCTTCCAACAAATGCTAGTTGAGAAAAAATTATTATTTAATTCTTATATAAATAACATATTTGTTCCGGCAAACAATGATTTTAATACGCTAGAAGATGAGGTTAAAACAGAATATATGATTATTTGTCAAAAATTATTAAATAATACTGATGAATTTTTAAACAAAATAACAAAAGACATTAGTGAAGATGTTAGTGATTCAATTATAGGTTATTATAATACTTTAAAAAATAATAGTTATAAAGAAGAATTTGATTCTGAGATTAAATTAATTAATGATTTTAAACAAGACAATCCTCAATACACTAAATTTATTCCACTTGATAGCACACCAACAGAAAGAACTGTTGAGTTTGAGGTCGCAAAGGCATCAACATCAGAAAGAAATAAATTAATTAAACTTTATGATGAAGAAAATAGTGGTTCAAATAATACATATAATGGAAAATACAAATTTTTATAAGCATGTATAGGTACTACGATAGATATAAAAATTTTTTAATTAATGGTCAACAAACTGTTGTACCATTTATATCTATTCCAGAAAAAAATTCAGATAAACAATACATATATAAAGAGAACGTTAGTCGTTTAGATAAGGTTTCATTTGAATATTATGGTTCGCCATTATTTACTTGGTTAATATTATCAGCAAATCCAAAATTTGGTGGACTTGAAAGTAATATACCGGATGGATCAGTATTGACAATCCCATTTCCATTGGTAACTTCTCTACAAGATTATAATTCACAGTTAGAAAACTACTTCTTCTATTATGGTAGATAACGAAAAAATATTAGTTGAGGTTGATTATGACAATATTGTTTTAATTGACCCAAATAAAGTAATTGGTGATAATGGAAAATCGCAAGAACGACTTGTTAAGCAAGAAGATTTAGTTATGTATGCAAATCTTGAAGCTATTTTTGTTCCTCGCACAAAATTTAATATAGGTTCCGCCCAAGACGATACGGTTCAACCAGTAACAATAGCAACAAATAATTTCGGCGCAATAAATTTTTTAAATCCCGGAAATGAAGGTTTTTTTACAACAGAATGGTCTGATGAAATTACGGGTAAAGATACTTTAAAAAATGAAGGTACAAATCAAATAAGACAGGTAATTGATACAAATAGTGCTTTTTATTTAAAACAAAAAATCGATAATGTTAAAGATACACAAACGTTAGGTATAACTAACATTCTTGTTGATAATAACGCATCTCAAACACCTGTGGTTACAATAGATTTGGTCGATGTTGGTGGAAGAACCCTTTTTGAAAAAGGTGACGAATCCCCATATTCTGTATTTTTTAATTTACCATATCCAACATTCTATTTAACATTAAAAGGTTATTTTGGAAAAGCAATCAGATATCAGTTGATTTTAGCTAAATTCACATCTGAATTAGATTCACAAAATGGTAATTTTACTGTTAGATTAACTTTTTATTCATATAAGTATACAATATTAGCTGATTTACAAATAGGTTCTGTTTTGGCGTTACCAAACATGTATAATACAACTTATACGTTAATACCAACAACCGAAACCAACCAAAATTCAGATGCAGCAAGAATTTCTGTTGGACAAACAGATAAGCCGGTAACAAATGTTGTTGTTGGTAAAGGCTATCAAAAAATAAGAGAATTATATTCTGAGTATAAAAGCAAGGACTTAATACCTGAAGATTTTCCTGAATTATCGATACCACAATTAGTGGTTAAACTTGAAAATTTTGAAAGAAATATAATAGCACAATTAGGCACCGAAAAATTTGATTCATTTACCGACATTAAAAATTATAAAGAAGGTATTAAAAACCTACAAACTAAAGTATTCTCAACAAATCTTGAAGCTTGGTCCAGAAAATATTTGGATTTGGAAAATTACTATATTTTAATCAAACTAAAAACAAATGACCCAGAAGTAAGAGCTTATAGATATAAAAAAGAAATTAGTAGTGATTTACAAAAAATTGAAAATGCTAAAGCCGAACTAACTAAATTAATAGAAGAATTAAAAGAAGTTTGGACAAAAAATAGCACATTAGGCCCAAATGGAACGTATACTATTAATGGTAAAACAATAGAATCACAAATTAATTTTAACCTAAATGTTGATTTAATAAATAAAAATATTAGTGATAACCAAATTGATTGGTGTGAAACCTATAGAAGAAAATTTGGGCGACAGATAAATGAAAAATGTAAAGAAAGTGTTATAGAAAATTATGGTGATTTTTCTAGCACAATATATATTGAAAATAGTACAGAAATAGTAATTAATAATATATTTGTTTTTAATGGTGAAAATTCCTTCAATAAGGAAATTAATCAAATGATAACCAAAGCAAATAATATTGAAGAACAAATTGAAAAAGAATTAACCGCAATTTTACAAAAAAAATTAGAATCTGCTGAAGGTTTAGGTTTTAAGCCAACAATTAGAAATATTTTTGCAATTATATTTGCATCGGTAGAAGGTATTTTTAGGTTACTTGATGATGTTCATAAAGATGCTTTTGATCAGAGATATAGTAGAGTTAGATACGATGCTTTATTTTCCGATGGTAAAGACGATGTTAGCTCTGATTCAACAGATTTAGTATCAAAAACTCAAGAACCAAATCAAACTAACGGTGATATTCAGGTATATCCTTGGCCTGAGTTTTTTATAAAAACAGAAACTGAGAATAAAATTAGTTTTCCTTTAGCTTATCCGGCTGATCCTGAACTAATTGAAAAAACACAAGCAGATAATTACGATATTTGGCCTGAAGTTGAATTTGTTGAAGAAATGATAAAAGGTCTTACACAGAGAGATGTTGTGTTCAATACTTCCGATGTTACTTCAGACGAAGAATATAGTGTAAATAGATTATCACTTAATGCAATTGAATTTCCAACAACAAATAGGTCTTATGGTCCAAAAGAATTTGTTAAATTCTTTTATGAAATAAAAGAAAGATTAATTGTAGCTTCAACAATTGATAAACTTAACAGAAATTATAAGCAAACGAATGATATAACTGAGGTTATTGCTCAAATGGAGGCGTATAATATACTTACATCATTAAGTGTAGATAATCCTCAGATTATTACCGCATTAAAGAATTTTAAGATAGATAATCAAGAAAATTTTGATGCTTATTTGAAACAAATATCAAATGAAGGTATTGGTGAAAGCTGGCAATTATATATTAGAGGTTTATATAGCACACCATATTTAAGAGAATTAACAGAACAAACAAAAGATTTTAATATATTACCCAGCGATATAATTTCAGGTCCATCACCAAATTCTGAAGTTGAAAGTATTAACAAATTAGTTATGTTTTTAAATCAGGATTCAAATGTTATTGATTTTACCGATATATATCCGATAGTAAATCTTGAATGGGCAAGACAAAATTTGGCAAATGGTTCCGGATTAGGTTCAATAACTAATTTAACTAAAACATCTTCTGTTATTGGGTTTAATTCAGAAAAAAAACATATTACTAATTTTAACACTAATGAAAATGACAAAATAAAAAGACCATTAACAAGTTTTTCTTTTACATTACAGACACCGCCAAACACATATAACAACTCAATTGAACTAAATACTTTTTATCAAAATAGATATAATAATTATAATAATTTATTACCAACCGAAGGACTTATAACATATGAAAATTCTCCACCTAGTTCAGTTGGTAACAATCAAACTACATCTATATTCAATACACCTTTTATGATTAATGCACTACAAAGTGCTGCGGATAAACTAAGAAATAATAACCCACACCCATTTACTGAGGCTGCGTACCTTTTTTTAAATTCACTACCGCTCTCAACTCTCAAAGAAAAGTATATTTCACAAAATGAAAATTCTATTAACAACTTAGATTACTTAATTTCATCATTTAAAAAATTTGGTGCAACGCATAAGCTGCCATACGCTTGGATATTAAAATATGGATCTATTTGGCATAGATATAAAAATTATGTTGATTCAAACGGAACAAATGATTTAATAAACAATGTTTGGACTAACGCAAATACATTCACAAATTTCGACCCTGTAAATAGTAACCCAACAAGGCAATATAATCTATCAATTAGTGGTGAAACAAATTCAATTGTTTTACAAAACGTTGGGAATAACGTTACAAGTATGAATTTGGGTTTTTATCCTAAATTAATAAATGATTTTTATTATCTATTAACAAATAAAGAATATTTTCAAACATATTCAGATTCCGAAATACAGGAAAAAATTGATAACCAAAGTTTGTTTTTAAATCGAAATCAAGTCAATAGTTATGCACAAGGGGTTGATTTATTAAATCCTAGTAGGTCGATTTCTATAAAATATTGGGATGTATTGTTAAAAACAAATGATTCAAGTGATTTTTCAGATGAAAATAAACAGAAAACAATTGTGTTACCATCGTTTGGTACAACAACTAATCAATCTAAGTTTGAGTGTTTTAGTGACTCAAACCAACTAAATGTTGAAGTTTTAAATAATCAATCACTTTTTAATGGTTCGGCTAGACTTTTCTGGGCAGCACCAAACTATGGATATTTTGACGAGTCTCAAGCGATCAAACCAAATTATGACGAATATCTTAAAGAAATATTTACTCAAGCACAGAATCAAACACCATTTTCAATTAACTCGTCATATTCAAAAATAGATGAATTAATACCAACATTTAAAAAAGAAATTTTGGATAAATTTGAAGAGGAGTTTTTAAAATTCTCACAAAGCTCTTTAAATATTCCTGAAGAAAATAGAGGTACAAATTCTTATTTGAAAAACTTTCAATTATTGTTATCAAATTTATTAATTATTGATGATGTTTCAGTAAATACATCTGTTGTTAATAACGTTTGGTCAAATCAAACAAAAAAGTTCTCACAAACAATAACCACATTTTTATTAAATAATGATATCTATTTTAGATATGGTAATCCATCTAATTTTAATAGAAGAATTTTTAATTCATTTAACACAAAAACTGTTGTAGATCCTTATTCTTATAATGGTTATATAAATAATACATTACCACCACAAATTAGCTTATCGGCATCAGAAACAAACAATCCTGATGCGTGGAACGCAATGAAGAAATATATTGGGTTTTACACAATTTCGGGTATGAATTATTCTGATACCGGATCAACACTAACAGATTTTTTCATTGATATTGACGTTGAATTTACAAAAGAAAATGTGGAAAATCTTTTCCCATTAATTCAAATTTATGGTACACAAAAATTAAATGGTCCAATAAATAAAGAACAATTTAAACAAAAATTATATGATTATTTAATTAATAATGTTGATGGTTTTGAAGCAAATATTTTACAAAAAACAATAACCATTTTACAAAAACAACTACCAAATGTAAGTTCTGTTTCACAAGAAAATAGAATACCCCCTTCTAATGATAAGCAAGGTAAACTTGAATTATGGCAACATTTTAAGACCTTTAATGACAGATGGATTGCTGGTAATGATTATAAAAACAAAACACTTTTTGAGGATGTTCTATTTTTAGATAGAGCAAGTAGAGATTTAGGTAATTTAGTTTATGTTGATATCTTTAAATTAAAAGATAGAATAAAAGCAAGATATGATGGAAAGGGTAGGGTTATTGATTTAATAAGCGCAATTCTTGAAGAAAACAAATTTATTATGATGCCTTTACCAGCATTCGTTAATTTTTACGGAGTTACAACACCACAATTAACAGATAATCCTAGTATTGAATCATCTTTTGATTTTGCAAATGATTTATTTGGTACATTTTTAAATGTAGATTATAGAAATTCATCACCAAAATTAGTTTGTTTTTACACCGATATCCCAAGTCAGCATTTAGATTTAAAAAATAATCCAAACTATCTTTATAGAACCGATGCATTTGATTTAGGAAGACCATCAAATAACACAAATAGAGAAAGTTTAGCTAATAAAAAGGATTGGTATTTCTCAAATCGATGTGTTGGATTTAATGTTGATTTTGGAACTAGAAATCAAAGTATGTTTAAAACATTAACTTTAAGTCAAGAAAATACTTCAAACACATCAGAAACATTTAAAATATATGAAATGATGGCTGACCAAGCTGCTGGCAGGTCTGTTGCACAACAGAACGTTTCGTTATTTACTGAATATAGAAATAGATCATATACTTGTACCGTAATGGGAATGGGTAACGCATTAATCCAACCAACAATGTACTTTAATTTAAAACATGTACCAATGTTCAGCGGTCCTTATATGATTTTAAGTGTAAAACATATTTTAAATTCTGGTGAATTTATAACCCAGTTTACTGGTGTTAGAATGCCGGTATTTTCATTACCAACAATCAACAATTCATTAGCGTCACTAAACACTAATTTATTTAGTAAAATTTTTAGTGATATAAAAGCAGACGTACAAAAAGCACAAGCCGATGGTGATTTAAGTTCAAACAAAATAAACTCAAATAATTCAATACAACTTCAAACTTCAAAAGATAAATCACCTGTTTCTGAAGGATGTACAATTTATACTCTTGGTGATAATACAAACACAATATACTCAACATATAGAAAAGCGGGTCAAGCAATTAGAAATTCATACTCAATTCAAGAAATAATTTCTATCATAAAAAGTAAAGTGGTTGGTTCAGATGATAATACCAAAAAAATTAGAGCAATGGTATTTTCAACAATTTATCTCGATGGTGGCGATAGACAAGAAGTAATTGCGTGGAACAATAATTTTGGAGGTGCGCCGTTAAAAGACCTTCAGGATAATATAATTTCTTATTCAGAATCCGCTAACGTATATTTCCAAAAACAATATTTATGTTTAAGAGGAATAGATGGATATACATTACCATACCCAACATTTGAAACCGTCGATAATAATATCTTATTCTTAAGAGATAAATTTACGAATTTAACGGGAAATATTGATTTATCATCTTACACAAATGACACAATTACAGGAAACACTTTAACAAATACATTATTTAAGAATTGGGTACAAAATTGGCCCAAGAATAATCAAGTTGATTTTGAAGATTTTGTAAGAACAAATGAAAAAAAGGCGCAAAGTTTAAAAAATAAATTTGGTCAATCGGTTTCATTAATGAATTCTATGAATCTTTTCACATAATCATATATTTATATAATAAAAACAAAATGAACATTCAATCAGCTTTAGATAGTTATTTAAACAAAAAGACAAGAATTACCCAAAAAGATATGGGTAATGGTTACAATGAAGTTTGTGATTTAGACACAGGCGATTGCTATACAGTTAGAATGAAAGACGGTCTAATTGAAAGAATTGACAACACTATGAGTGTAAATAAAAGAGTTCAAGTTGAAACACCTTCAGGTATTAAACAATTATTAAATGGTTAATAAAATGAAAATGGACGATAGAATCTTAAATGAATTAAAAAGACATAATTCAATAAATAAATATATCTTTGAACAAGATGTTACAATTCCTCCCCCAGAAGGAGAAGAAATTCCACCCGCTCCAGAAGCTATACCGGATGCTACAATTCCATCGTCACCAATAACAGCAGAACCAACTCCTGTTGTTCCTGAAACAGACCCTGAAGTTGAAAAAATTGATGCTAGTGGAGCATCAGAAGAACAAACTTCAAGCACAGAAGAATTGGATATTACCGATTTGGTAACGTCACAAAAAAATGTAGAACAAAAACAAGAAGAATATTTCAAGAATTTATTTTCACAATTGGAAACATTGCAAACCAAACTTTCAGAAATGGATGGAATTGTTGGTAAATTAAATGATATTGAACAGAAAATTGAAAAATATCGTCAAAAAACACCCCAAGAAAAACTTGAATTAAGAAGTTTGGATAGCGGTCCTTACACACAAAAATTATCCGATTTCTTCACCGACAAAGAGAGTGAAATGGAAGCATCTGGAAAAAATGAATATGTTTTAACATCTGATGAAGTAACAGATTTTACACCAAATGAAATTAAAAACACATTTATTCCACCGACAGAAGACGAAACAATTTAATTAAGATTTTAAAAGAAAGGAAAAGATAGCATTTGTCTTTTCCTTTTTTCTTTCCTATATTTAAAAACGGTCGATAATGACAAACAAATTAACAATTAAAAACAATTAAAAACATGAGTACATTAGATTCGATTTTATCGCAGTATGAAAAAAACACAACCAAAGACGGTAATAAAATGTCTATGGAGGAGAAGATGAAAAAGTATTTTGCTTGTCTTCTTCCAAATGGAGTATCAAATGGACAAAGGAGAATCAGAATTCTTCCAACAAAAGATGGAAGCTCTCCCTTCAAAGAAGTTTGGTTCCACGAAGTTCAAGTTGGTGGTAAATGGGTTAAACTTTATGATCCCGGTAAGAATGACAATGAGCGTTCACCCTTAAATGAAATTTTTGAGGAATTAAATTCAACCGGAAAAGAATCCGATAAACAACTTGCTGCGCAATACAGATCCAGAAAGTTCTATATTGTAAAGGTTGTTGATAGAGATGCTGAAGGTGATGGTGTTAAGTTCTGGAGATTCAAACACAATTATAAGAACGAAGGAATTTTGGATAAAATCATCCCCATCTTTAGAGCTAAGGGGGATATTACTGACCCAAAAGAAGGTAGAGATTTGATTATTCAGCTTGTCAAATCCAAAACCCCGAAAGGTAAGGAATATACAACAATTCAGACAATTATGCAAGAAGACCCTTCTGCTTTGAGCAAAAATAAAGAGCAAATGAAAGCTTGGGTTGAAGATGAATTAACTTGGGAGGATGTCTATTCGAAAAAACCGGTTGAATATCTTGAAGCAATTGCAAGGGGAGAAACACCGCGTTGGGATTCAGCAAAGGGTGGTTATGTTTATGGTGAAGAAGCTGAAAATCTTACATCTGAGAGCACCATTGTTATGGATGGTCAAGATGATGAACCAAGCGGAGAATTACCCTTCTAAAATAGAATTATATTAAATCAGAATCCCTCAGGTTATAGCTTGGGGGATTTTGCTTTTTTATGATATTTATGGTTATGAAAAAGATTAAATTAACAGAATCAGATTTATATAGGATTGTTAGAAAGGTTCTTCTTGAGCAAGAGGAAGAAAATAACAGAAGAATTTTTAATGAGAATCCAGAATATTTTAAAACGATTCTTAAAAATGTATTTAAAAATGATTCTAAGAAATTAACAAGGTTTTTTAATAAACAATACGATAAGGTTATTATTAATGGAAGTTTGAATTTAGAAGGAGCACCAATTCAATCCTTACCGGATAATCTTTATGTTGGGGAAAATTTGTATTTAAGTGAAACACCAATTCAATCCTTACCGGATAATCTTTATGTTGGGGGGGAGTTAGATTTATCTTATTGTGAAGAAATTGAAACTTTACCTGAAACTCTTGAAGTTAAGGGTAATATTGATTTATCCTATTCGTCAATAAAATATTTACCCGATAACTTTAAAGTACCAAAAAACCTATTTTTAGATTATTCTAAATTAGAACATTTACCGGATAATCTCACGGTTGGAAATAATTTAATAGTAAGGAGCACACTTATAACAAAACTACCAAATAATTTAAAAGTTGGTGGTAAATTAAATATCCGCAATACAGAGGTGGAAGAATTACCTGATGATTTAGAAGTAAAATCTCTTATTTTAATAGATTTTACACCATTGTCTTATAACTTAGATTTACAAAAGAAATACAAGGAAAAAGGTTTTATACTATATACCAATTAAATTATCTTATCACAATATGTTGTTTTTTATTGGTTTTTTCTTATATTTTAAGAAAATCTAATAATATGGCACTTAAGAAAAAAGAAATTACATTAGCGGATATTAAGAATAAATTTTCGACCAAAACAAAATATAAGGAAACCCAGTTTTATAATTGTGGTGAAGCGTTTTTGGATGCTTGTGGTTTACCGGGACCGGTGATGGGTTCTATAAATTTGTTTATGGGTCATTCAGACACGTCAAAATCGACAGCAATGATTTTATCTGCGGTTGATGCACAAAGTAAGGGTCATTTACCCGTATTTATTATTACGGAGAAGAAATTCAGTTGGGAACATGCTATTGAATTGGGGTTGGACGCACAATTAGATTCAGATGGTTCTTATGTTGGTCAATTTATTTATAATGATTCATTTGATTATGTTGAACAAGCAACCGATTATATTAATTCATTATTAGATGCACAAGAAAAGGGGGAGTTACCGTACAATCTATTATTTTGTTTCGACAGTATTGGTTCAATTCCTTGTTTGGCAACATACGAAGGAAAGGGTGGCGGCATGCATACGGCTAAGGTATTGGCGGATAAGATTGGCATGGGACTTCATTCTAGAATTACTAAATCTAGAAAAGAAGAATATCCGTATATAAATACTATGGTTGTAATCAACCAAGTTTGGATTGAAATTCCAGATAATCCATATAGTCAACCTGTAGCAAAACCTAAAGGTGGGGAAGCTTTATTTTTTTCGGCAGCATTAGTATTTTTATTTGGTAATCATAAAAATTCTGGTGTATCGCACATTACTGCGACAAAAAATGGTAGAACGGTATCATTTGCTACAAGAACTAAGATATCAATATTAAAGAATCACATTAATGGTATATCGTTTAAAGATGGTAAAATTATCGCAGTACCTCAAGGGTATATTAAAGACGATAAAGCAGACATTGATAAATATAAAAAGCAATATTCACAATATTGGAATAAAATATTAGGTGGTGGTGATGATGATATTAATTTAGAAGAAGGTAAAGATGAATTATTTGAATCATAATTTGTTAATAATAACAACTTTTTATAAAATCTAGATATTTATTAATATGGGAAGAAAGAAAATAACTAACGAAGAAAAAAAACAAAGTATTTCTATTGCTCTGAAACCGGAGTTATTAGAATATTTTCGCGGACTCCATATTAATCTTTCTTCTCTAATAAATAAATTATTAGAGGATTATAAAAATGGAAAAGAAAATATGTAATAAATGTGGAATCGAAGCTCTTATATCGAACCAAGGAAAAGGTTTTTGTGAGACTTGTCGAGTTTTGGACATTAAAGAACAACGAAGTCGTAAATATTTTGAAAAAAAAGAGCAAGAGAGGTTAGAGTTATTTTATAGGGATTGTCCGATTTGTGGGAAAGTAATAACCTATAAAACAAGTAATGGATGTTATAAAGCTAATAAAAAAAACACATCTTGTTTGACTTGTTGTAAAATGGGCGAAAAAAATCCTTTTTATGGTAAAATCCATACCGCTGAAAGTATGGATAGAATGAAGAAGACCACACTAGAAAGTGAAAAAAGAAAAGACTTTTGGAAAAGACAACAAACACAAGAATTTAGAGATAAATTAAGTGAAACTTTAAAGATAAGACAACCAAATAAAGGTAAGGGTTATTATAAAGCGTGGATTAGAGATTATGGGTTAGAAGTTGCAAACCAAATGGTAAAAGAATTTGGTGATAGAATATCTAAAACAGCTAAAGGTAAACGCTTAGGGATACCACCAAAACACGGGATTGCATGTGGTAACGGATGGTCTGGTTGGTATAAAGAATATTTCTTTAGAAGTGTTGGTGAGTTAAGTTTTATAATAAATGTGATTGAGAGATTTGGATTTAATGCGATTTCGGCTGAAAGTCAGAAATATAAAGTGCGTTATTTTATAGATGGTTTTGAAAGAAATTATTTTCCGGACTTTGTTTTAAATGATAAGTACGTAGTTGAATGTAAACCAAAAAAATTACAAGAAATACCTCATAATAAAATTAAGTTTGATGCCGCTAAATTAAAATTCAAAGAAGATGGTTTAATCTTTAAGGTTGTTGACATTCCAATTATTGATTTTAATCTATTATTAGATTTACATGATAAGGATTTAATAAAATTTTCTAAAAAAACAAATGAAAAATTTATGGTATACGTTGAAAAGAAAAAAGATATTAAATCTTTTATTGATAAAATATCTCAGAATATTACTAAACCTTTAACTTAATAAAATGATTCTAAATTATAAAAAACCGCAACCACTTAATTTAGATTCTGTGGTCTTCGTACCAATAAGAAAATGTCGAAAATGTGCTGAGATTAAACCGTATTCAGAATTTAGAAAAGAAAAAAATAGAAAATTTGGTATTAGACATATATGTAAAGAATGTAATAACATTAGAATAAAAAAATTGAGAGAAAAAAATCCTGAAAAAGTAAGAGAACATGAGAAAAAATGGAGAGAAAAAAATCCTGAAAAAGTAAAGGAAAAAAATAAAAGATGGATGAAAAAAAATCCTGAAAAAGCAAAGGAAAAGAATAAAATATGGAGAGAAAAAAATCCTGAAAAAAGAAATCTAATAAATAGAAGATATTTAAATAAAAATTTAAATCAAATTATGGAAAGACGTAAAAAAAGAATGGATAAAAACCCCGAATATAAACTAAGAATACTTATGTCATATAGATTAAGTAAAATGTTTAAACAAAAAAAACTAGCAAAAAATAGCAAAACTCTAGAAATATTAGGAACATCATTTAATAATTTTAAATGTTATCTAGAATCTCAATTTAATGACGGAATGACATGGGAAAATCATGGTAAGGTGTGGCAAATTGATCATAAGGTACCGGTATCATATGGAAAAAATGAAGAGGAAATATGTAAGCTAAATCATTATACAAATCTTCAACCACTATTCACCTTAGAAAACCAAAAAAAAAGCGATAAACTCCTCCCAGAACACGAAGAGTTATATAAAAAGCTATTAAATAGAGAGTTATAATTTTCAAAAAACAAAAAACAAAAAAACATGAAAATACTCGAATTATTCGCAGGAAGTCGTTCATTCTCAAAGGTAGCAGAAGAACTTGGTCATCAAACATTTTCAGTTGACTGGGGACCATATGAGAATATTGATTTAAAAATGGACATTAAAGAAATGACCATTAATCATGTTCCTTTTGTACCAGATGTTATTTGGTGTTCACCTGATTGCACAACTTATTCAATCGCAGCAATTAGCACACACAGAAATGGTACAGAACCAAAAAGCGAATATGCAAAAGAATGTGATTTAACAAATCAGCATTTTATTTCTTTAATCAAAGAATGGTTAGTAATTAATCCAAACTTAATCTTCTTTATAGAAAATCCAAGAGGAATGCTAAGAAAGATGCCATTTATGCAAGAATTTAAGCGACATACTACTTGGTATTGCAAGTATGATGATGAAAGAGCCAAACCCACAGATATTTGGACAAATTCAACAACTTGGATACCAAGACCGGTTTGTAAAAATGGTAATAAAGAATGTCATCACCAACCAGCACCAAGGGGTTCAAAAACTGGAACGCAAGGTAGAGGTAATTCGTATGAGAGAAGTAAAATTCCTTATGAATTATGTTTAGAAATACTTAATAGCATACAATAACATGAAACTCTATATTCACGAAGGACCGGGACATTGTGTTGGTAGTGTTGTTATCGTGGTTTCAGATAATTATGAAACCGCATATGAAATCATTTCAAAACGACTGGATGATATGGGATTAAACAAAGAGAATATTTCAATTATAGAAAAAGAAATAATCAATAACGAGATTGTTTTTTCAAAAAGTGGTGATTATTAATCTGGAAAATTAAAAAATAATAGGTAAACATCACCATCTCTAAAATCATCTGAAATTATTACACCATCCATTTCTTCCCAATTTTTTTTACTTAATCTATCAAATTTTGTAATAATTAAAGGTCTTTCTTCACCCCATTTTGTGGTAATAATTGTATTACCTTCATCATCAATTCCAGTTTTACCTCTTAACATGAAAGGTATTGGATAATCCATATACATTGACCCGTTTTCATAACCTTCATCTTTTAAATATTTTCTTGCGTTACCAATTGCGTCAAAGGTTTCTGTTGCGGTGAAAAATTTACTATAAACAATTACCCTATCACTTATTGCATAAACACCATTAATATTTGGAAAAACTTCACCAACCTTTTTACCAATAATATCATAAGCTGTTTCATCTTCTTTAAGAACTCGTTTAACTAAATTAATTAAGTCAGATTCCGTTAATCTTATTATTTTTTTCATAGTGTGTTATTTTAATGTAAATATCTTTAAAAGTAAAAAGCCAAAAAAGTGGTGATTATTAATCTCTACTAATTCTATATTTTTCTTCATATTTCGCAACCAATTCATCATTATCTTTTAATGGTGTTTCACGAATATAAATTATCCCATTAACATAAAGATTATCCCCTAAGGATTTAATTGGTGTTCCATTTAACCACAAATCTCCCCCAACACGAAGATTATCCGGTAAGGATTGAATTGGTGTTTCAGTTAAATCCAACCTTCCCTCAACATGAAGATTATCCGGTAAGGATTGAATTGGTGTTCCTCGTAAATACAAACTTCCCCCAACATGAAGATTATCCGGTAAGGATTGAATTTGCGTTCCTTCTAAATCCAAATTTCCCTTAACGTCAAGATTATCCGGTAAGGATTGAATTGGTGTTCCATTTAACCACAAACTTCCCCCAACACGAAGATTATCCGGTAAGGATTGAATTTGTGTTCTTTGTAAATACAAACTTCCCCCAACACGAAGATTATCCGGTAAGGATTTAAGATTTTTGCATCCATATAAATTCAAATATCCCTCAACATGAAGATTATCCGGTAAGGATTGAATTTGTGTTTTTTCTAAATCCAAACCCCCATTAACAACAATCTCATCATATTTGTTATTAAGATGTTTAACAAATCTTTCACCTGATGAT